GTACTAATACATTGATTGGAACAAATGCCGGCAATGTCATTACTACTGGTTCTAATAATACAGTAATTGGTTATGATGCAGACCCAACAACTGCAACTGTATCTAATCAAGCAACTATTGGTAACGCTTCAGTTACAAACTTTAGAGTTCCTGGTGTTGGATTCGACATCGATACAAACCGCGCATCAGTAACTGGTTATGCTAAAGTTTCTGAGTACTATGCATCAACTGCACCAGTAATAAAGATTGCAGACTTTACTTTGGCTGATACAGAAAACTATATTATTAATAACGCAAGTGGTAATATAACTGTGACTTTACCATCTGGTACAGAATACACTGGACGCGCAGTAACATTTATAAACCATGTAAACCATAAAGTTATATCGGCATCAAGTAATGTTATTCCACACAATGGTGGCGCAGCACAAACAGATATTAATTCTGCAAACAGTGGCAGATTTAGCACAATAGTGTATGATGGTACTAGCTGGTATATAATGGCAACAAACGCATAATTAAATTACGAAGGAAAACAAATGAAGGAATTCTTTTTCTTGGCTGGAATGCAACGTTCTGGTGCAACTATTATTAGTCAAATATTAAATCAGAATCCAGACATCTGGGTATCGCCGGCAAGTCCATTGTTTAGAATGATGGTCACGCAATTACAAAGCCATAATGCATTAGAGAACATTGACTATAATACAAGTACAGAAATAGATAATGTAATTGCAACTATACCGCATGCGTTTTACCAAGATAAGTCAGCTAAATATATTATTGATAAGAATTTAAATTGGACAAGCCCAATAGGTATAGAAGTTATAAATAAATATATTACTAAGAATGTTAAAATAATATGTCCAGTAAGAAACGTGTTAGATGTTTTAACTTCTTTCGACACGATTATTAATGCTCACCCTGATTCTAAAAACAACCAAATGGATGAGCAAGTATTGGCTACAACCTTTGCAGATAAACCATTATCAGATAGAAGAGCTGAATTTTTAATGAGACATGATAAAGATGTTTCTTTAAGTTTAAATTTTATGAAGAATGCTTTAGTTCCAGAATATAGGCACTTATTCCACTTTGTTGACTACGATGATTTTGTAACTGACCCAGAGAAAGAGATTAATAAAATATATGAGTATTTGGCAATTGAGAAATACAATCATGAATTTGAAAACATTAAAGATGTCTCAGGTATCTCCGAAGACAGTCTTACACGCATTAAACATTTACACACGATTCGCCCCACAGTACAAAAAATCTCCCGTAGACCAGAAGACGTGTTCTTGCCAGAAACAATAAGACGTTATTCAGGACTAGAGTTCTGGAGAAACATCTAATGCAGTTAACTGATTTAGTTAATGAATACAATTTCCGCAAGTGTCGTGGTCCAGAGGACGCAACACCAGCAGAATTAGCAGAGGCATTTGCTTTTTTTTGTGAGAACTACGCATTCATTAAACATCCTAACCAAGGACGTATTCCTTTTGTTTTAAGGGACGCGCAAAAAGAAACTGTTGAAGCATGGTTAGGTGAAAGATACACTATAGTACTTAAAGCTCGTCAGATTGGATTCTCTACACTGGCTGCAGCATATGCCTTCTGGATTACCTTCTTTTGGCCAGACAGATTCGTAGTTATGCTTTCAAAGACTGAACGTGAAGCTACAAAGCTACTGCAAAAGGCTAAGTATATTTATAAATTTATACCTGACTGGATGAGATTGTCTGGTCCTGAACTATTACAAAACAACGTTCTTAAGATGTCTTTTAATAATGATTCCGTAATTGAGTCAATGCCATCTGCTAACGAGCCTGCTAGAGGTGAATCGGTATACTTGGCTATAATTGACGAGATGGCGTTTTTGCCCAATCCTGAAGAAGCCTGGGCATCAATAGAGCCAATTGCAGACGTAGGTGGTCGAGTAATCTGTCTATCTACTGCCAAGGGTGAAGGCAATATATTCTTCCAACTGTGGCAAGGGTCACAAAATAATACTAATAGATTTAAAGGCATATTTTTTCCATGGTCGGCATCTGGTCGTGACCAAGCCTGGTATGACGCGCAAGCTGCAGAACTACCACCATGGCAGTTGCACCAGGAATACCCATCAAATCCTGAAGAAGCCTTTATTCGTTCTGGCAGACCAGTGTTTGACATTGACGCTTTAAATAGATTTGAAACATCAATTCCTAAAAAGGGTCATAATAAAAAACTCTCAGACATGAGAAACTCCTATATGTTTGACCAAGATGGTGGACCGTTATCTGTTTGGCAGCTTCCACAGGCTGGAGCCAGATATGTGATTGGTGCTGACGTTGCTGAAGGATTAGCTAGAGGTGACTATTCTACTGCTCATGTTATTGACGCTAAGTCCGGTGTTGTAGTAGCCCACTGGCATGGACACGTAGACCCTGACAGGTTTGGTGAAGAAGTCCTTTATGCATTGGGTTTCTTTTATAACGAAGCTTTAGTAGGTGTTGAATCTAATAACCACGGTTTAACAACTTTAACTGCTTTAAATAAATCTAATTATCATAATCTTTATAGACAGCGCAGACTAAACCAAAGACACGCAGAAGCCACAGAAACATTGGGTTGGCGCACAACAACATTAACAAAGCCACTGGCAGTAGATGAACTAAACGCTAATATTAGAGATGGTGTTCTAGATATACGCTGCGAATACACCATTGCTGAACTTAAAACCTTTGTCCGTGATGACAATGGCTCAACCCATGGTTCTCCACACGACGACAGAGTTATGAGCCTAGCCATTGCCAACCAAATGCTCAAGTATGTCTGGCTGCCAGAATACAGCCCTAAGTCTGATGCTCCATGGGGTACTCTAAACTTCTTTGCCGCAAACGTTAAAAAGCCTGCTCCCAAAAAGGAAAGATATACGATAGGCGAGTTTAACTGGTATAATGATTCAATGTAAAGAAAATTTCTATTAATAGGGACTTATATGCAATGCACTAACTGTTCAAGAGAATTAAAATCAGAAAATGACTTAAAGCGTGAGATTTGCTTTGCATGTCACGTCAAAGGCATTAGATTTGGCTTTGTGGGTGTTGAATATGGGCAATCTTCGTGGAATAATTCCACCATTAAGGAAACACAAGATATGTATGCAAAGATGCCAGGTGTAGAAAAAATCTCTACAAGAAAAGAACTAATCTAATGGAATGGCTAGTTCCGGTAGTGGTTGCTGTTATTGGTGGACCACTAGTTGTTGTAGTCCAAAGCCTTAGAAAAGAAAACACTAGCCAGCATGCTGAAGCTAGAGAACTATTAAAGATGGTTGCAAATAAGGTAGATAAGGTTGACGACAAGTTAGATGGCCATATTTCTTGGCACATGGCAAAAACAAGAAGAAAGAAAATTGATGAGAGCTAAAATTAAAAAAGCACCTGTTGCTAAAGTAGGTAAACAGCCTAAGTCTAAAAAAATTGAAGTTCCCGCAGTAAAAACTGCAAAGAAAGAATTATCTAAAGCAGAAAAGAAACTTTCATTAGCTAAAGCAGCGTTAATAGTTGCAAGGAAAAAAGGAATAAAAAAATGAAAAAAGGTAAAGCTAAACCAAGATTTGGTATAATGATTGCTATTACTGAAAGCCCAGTAGGCGCGGCTTATAAAAAGGCTGAAAAGAAAATGAAGGGCAAAAAGAAGTAATGCCAAAGCATGTTCTATACACAATGTATGGTCCGTTATATCGTTGTATTGAATGTGCGGCCTTCACAAGTTCTGAAGAACATGAGTGTGAAACTCAGTCTTTTGTTTATACAGAAGAAGAATTCCAAGCAATAAAAGCAAGTGAGGAAGCTAAAATTAATGGCAACTAAAAAGAAGACAGCAGCTGAAGCAAAGATTTCTAAGGTAATGAAAGAATACAAAGCTGGTACATTGCATAGTGGAGTAGACCCTAAAGGACCAAAGAAAGCACGAATTGTTAAATCACGTAAACAAGCTATTGCAATTGCACTTAGCGAAGCCGGCAAATCTAAAAAGAAAGCAAAAGGTAAATAATGTTATTACAAAGACAAAAGACTTATACATATGATGGTTCAGGTGGCGCATATAACTATCCAGCTGACTGGTTCCCAACCGGCTGTGCTGGTTATGACACAGTAGCTATAACTATTCAAGCACCAACAGGTTTCATTGGAAAAATTTCATTCTGGGGTGGTGCAGGAGCTAACGAGGAATCACCAGCTCTTTGGTCACTCAATGACGCAGAAGATGCTTCTTTAGTGTCTCAAATAGAAACTGTAACTGGTGCAACTCCATCAGCATTTAATAAAAACTTTAGAGGTAGCATTGCTGGTCTATCAGAGTTTGGTGTGTATTTTGCAGACCCATCAACTAATGTTTCTGTAGTAGGTACAGTTACAGTTTATCTTGGCTTCTACGCAAGCGCTAAATAATTTACTAACACAAGAAAGAAGAAAAAGAATATGATGAAGAAAAAGACTACAGCTAAAAAGGTTGCTAAAAAAGTTGTTAAGAAGGCTGTTAAGAAGAGTAAAGCTCCAAGCATGAGAGAGATGGAAGATTACGAAGATATGGAACAGCGTGGTTATAAGGGCCGTGGTGGCCGCTAATCCAAGGTATCCTGCGCTTCCTTCAACAACAACTAAGAACTATACTCCTAGAAAGAAGAAGAAAAATGGCAGCAAAAAAAAGTAAACCAGTATGGGAAAAGGCACGTCCTAAGTCATTAGGTAAACCTAAGAAACTTACTCCAGCACAAAAAGCATCAGCTAAAGCTGCAGCTAAAAAAGCAGGACGCCCTTATCCAAATCTTATAGACAACATGAGAGCAGCTAAAGGTAAGTAGTGGCTAAGACTCCTGCATGGCAAAGAAAAGAAGGAAAGAATCCTTCAGGTGGACTTAATGCTAAAGGTCGCGCATCTGCAAAAGCAGAAGGCATGAATCTTAAGCCACCAGTATCTGCCAAGCAAGCAAAGAAGTCACCAAAGGCCGCAGCAAGAAGAAAATCCTTCTGTGCTAGAATGGGTGGCATGCCTGGACCAATGAAGGATGCAAAAGGAAGACCAACCCGCAAAGCGTTGGCACTAAAGAAGTGGGATTGTTAATATGGCACGCGAATCAAATTATAATAAATTATCAAGCTATAGAAAAAATATAGATTACTCTGCTAGATGGCGCGAAGGTGAAAACTATGACCAACTTTGGCAACGTTTAATTAACTTATATCGTGGTAAACAATATCGTGGCTATTCAACTAGCGATAGACTTCTTGTAAACATTTCTTTCTCAACTATTAATACTTTAGCTCCTGCTGTTTCTATTGGTCGTCCAAAGATTAATGTTAATCCGCGCAGACCAGAAGATGATGATAAAGCAATTATCACTGAATCTATTATTAACTATTGGTGGCAGCATTATGGTTGTCAACCAGAGTTTCAGCGCGCAGTTAAAGACTATTTGATTATTGGTCATGGTTGGGTCAAGACTGGTTATAGATTTGTTGAAGAAGCAAAGCTTAATGACATTGAATATTCAGCTGATGAAGCTGCCGGCCCAGAAACGTCTGACGATGTTGAAGCTGAAACAATTATTAGAGAAGACCGTCCATTCTTAGAGCGTGTTGACCCATTTGAAATGTTTGTTGACCCAGATGCTACTTGTATGAATGATATGCGTTACATTGCACAACGCACTCGTCGTCCTTTAAAAGACGCTAAAATAGATAAACGCTATGATGCCGCCGCAAGAAAAGATTTAAGTCCATCTTCTTACCAAAAGTATGGAACCATAAACAATGGAAACATGTCAAGACAAGGTACATCTAGCGCTAACCCAGATGAAGCCTATTGTGATATTTATGAATATTATACTATTGACACTGGTGAGATG